ATGTTGGACCACGTGCCACCGGCAACATTGGGGTGATCGCTGACAAGGAGAGCCTTGCCGTCGCCACCTGTGTAGCTGGTATTGAACGCGCGGTTGTATACGTTTGCGCCATTGACTTCCTTCGTCTGACGAGCAGAGAAGGCGAGTTGCTTGGCACGGCGAGGAGCCACGATGTCGTACAGGTCATCGTCCATCATTTCCTGGGTGATAACGAAGCCCAGTGAGTAGACGATGTGACGGTACGTGGTCGTGAAACCCTGCTGTTCCGTATCGTAGCTCGTTGGCGAACCTTCGGGCTTGACCGCGAGCAGGCCGAAACCTGACACGCCGACGTCTTGCTCGTAGTTACGCTTCGAGGTGTGCTTTTCAAACAGTTTGTCCCACTCAACGGGGTACTCCGCGTACTCGCGGGCGTACCATGCGTTGACGCCGGGCCATAGTGCCTTGGCAAATGAGCCAGTATTAACAGGGGTAGCCATCTACATCCCTCCTTTATACGCCTGCCGTGCCGGTTGAGGCACCAAGCTGGTGGTTGTTGATCTTAACTACCCAACGGGTGTAGCTCTGACCGCTCGTGGTAAGCTCGTTGTCCGATACAGCAAGAGGAGCAATAAGCTTGAGTGGTAGGGTAGCAGTCGTCGAAACAGAACTTGAGTCGATCTGCATACCAGATGCGCCGGTAACGGTGCTGGCTGCGGCAACGATGAAGTTGACGTTTAGGCCAGTATCCGCCATAGCGATTGGGGTAGTATCTCCGTCTTCTTGTGCAACTAGGAAGGCGTTGGGATCATCGACAACGTACACGTACCGAGCGGTTGAAGCCGCGCGGACTTGTGGCGTATCAAGGTTAGACACATCGACGCTGAAGCCGACAACTACTCCGACTAGGGCGTCGGAAGCAGCCGCGCGCTTAACGCCACGGATACCTGCGTATTCGCCGACACCAGTGGTGCCAGCTAGCGTTACTAGATCGCCAACTGCAATGATCGTAGCGTCACCCGTAACTGCGCAATACCGAGTGATCTGACCATTCCAAGCAGCGCCAGTAAGCGTGCTAACGGGACGAAACCCGTTAACTTTGTTTACGTTTGCCATTTAAAGAATCTCCTTAGAGTGTCCCCGAATGGCTTACGGAATTAGAGTTTTTCGTCTGCAATTTTTCCATAAAAACCGTCGGGAGTTCGTTTCTGGGCCTTGTCCAGTTCGTCAACCCGAGCTTGCTTGGCTTGCTGATCCTCTTGGTAATAATCCTTGTGCTGTCGCATGAGGACCAGAGTATCTCCGCTACCACCGGGGGTAGTTTCGAATTTGCCTAGCGGGCTCGCATCGACTCGGCCGTTGGCCGCTCGTTTGGCAGATTTCTCCACCAATTCGTAACCTGCGTCTTTCATAATATCCACACGATCCCCACCATCGGCGTTGGTATTGATCCAACGATACACATAGTTCGGGTCTTTATCGTGCACTGCGAGGCGGTTGCGGAACCCCACAGGTTGTCGTTTTGGACGGCCACTCGGCGCTTTATTGACAGTTTTCTCAGTCATTTTCTTACCCTCTCAGTTTTTTTAGGTCAGCGATGTACTGCTCCCGCGTCATGATCCCAGTTGCCACGAAGTTTTTAACGATACGTTCTTCTTCTTCGGTTAACCGGAAACCTTGAGGGGTATTAGCACGTCGCCCACTTGGAACCATCTCTGGTGCAGACTCTCTATTCGGGTTGCGAAACTTTTCAGGGAACGCTTCCCGAGTTCTCTTCTCTACTTCCTGAAGAATCTTGTTTGGTGCAAAACCTTGCTCGAACAGATCTTTACCCACTGAATCAGCGTAGCGTGTCATTGGGTCATCGCGCTGATACCAGGAATTACGTTGCTTGAACTCTACCAACTCCGGGGGAGGACCTGCCGGAACTTCAACAGGGGGTGCAACCCGCTGAATCTTTTCCTTCATTTCGTCCATCTCATCCCGAAGCTCTTCAGCCTTAACGAGGTCATTCTCAGCTAGAGCTTCCTTGCGTTGCGCCTTAAGTGCTGCGAGGGCCTTCTCGTACGCCACCTTTTCGACATTGGCGTGATGTTGGCTGAGTTGGGCTAGAGTCTTCTTTACTTGCTTGAGTTCGTGGTTGCCACTCTCGATACGATCAAAGAGGGACTTGCGATCCATGAACTCTTCTGCGGAACGCCACTTCTTGCCTTCGTTCTTGGGGTCCGCTTTAAAATCTTCTTCGGGTTTCCAGCCATGCTCCATTGCCTCGATTTCGACAGGAGCTAGTTCTGGTGCCTGTTCTTCTTGCCCTTCTGGGGCTTGGTTTTCTTCACTCATTTGATTCCTCTAGGTTTGCTACTACGTCTTCGTCATTGATGACCAGGAACTTCTCATCGTCTTGTTCGATGACCATGCCAGAATACTTGGCAAAGGCAATGAGATCTCCGGGTTTGCACCAGGGTTTGAAGTTTTCCAGAGTCCCGTATGAATTCAGGTGATATGCCCGAAATGCGTCAGGACCTAGTGCAACTACTTCTCCCCGGTCAACTCCTGCCTCACGACGCTTGTGGTCTTCGGTAGGAGCAATCATGATTCCGGCTGCTTTGGCCTTCTTGAAGGCTTCGTCACGCTCCTCAATTGAGTGGTGACGTACTAGGATGCGATGTCCAAGAGGGGCGATTTTCATAGATCGTCTGCCTCAATGTTCAGGACGTTTGTGTACGCCTTTAGGTACCCACTCATCCGTGCATCCTCGATGGGGTTAGCCCCCGCCGTTCCTGCTAAAATCAACGCACCTTCTTTGATGCGATCCTCAAGTGTGCGAAATAGCCTTTGTGTTACTTCGCTTTCTTGCCAGTCTTTGAATTCTGACTTTTCGATTTTGCCACCTCTTTGGTCTGCTTAAGCTTCTGTTGATGTTGCTCCTCGCCTTGGCGAAGTTTCTGCTCCCCTTGAGCAGCGTTCGTTAAAGTCTTCTGGATGGCTTCTGCCGTGAACACTTCGTTCAGGCGAGCCTTGCCTTGGGCCTCAAGCTGGTTCATGACCTGCTTGTGCTGACGATCTTCAGCGTGTTCCTGGGCCTTCATTTGTAGTTTAAACTCTTCTGAACGCTGGTCCATAGCGGCCTTGCGCTCTTCGTTTGCCATCTTCTGTTGGGATTCCTGCTGCTTAGTAGCAGCTAGCTGTTGCTGTGCAATCAGCTTGGGATCCGGCTTGGGCTCTGGGGGAGCAGGTTCTCCTGTCTCCATCATGCCCGGCACGAGTTCTTGCCAGTTGGGCTGTTCTTGTGCCTCTAGCACGCGAGGAACAACCTTCTCTGGTGGGAGTAGTCCCATCTTCATCAGGTCTAATAGGGCCATAGCCTTCTCTAGCTTTTCGGCCTGTGTAGTGGCTGTCGGGTCTGCGGTTGGGCAGACGTCGTAGTCGTCATCATCGAAATCCTCTGGGCCGATTGGCTCGTCGAGGACATTGACGTAGGTTTCTGGATCCAGATAATACTGGTTCAGATAGAAGATCTTCTTGAACTCTTCGTCGAGAGAGCGGTAGATACGCTTGTAAATGGCCGTAAATACCTTCATGCCCTGCTCGATTGTGGCCTGTGTCGTGGTGGCTGGAGTGTTCTGACCGGGCATCTTTCCGGTGAAAATCTCAGCCACGGAAGCCAATTCCTTGCCTGCCTGGATCAGCATACCGAGTAGCTGGAACAGGACCGGGCTAGGCTCCTTGGTTGGCAGGGGTACGATCAACTTGCGAAGATCGTCGCCTGTGGCGTTCACGGCCTTCCATTCATTTGGTGCCCAGGTCTTGTCAGCCATGTTAAGGCGCAGTCCCTTGGCAATAAAACCAGCGTTCAGGTTGTTGGTTGTACCGGCATCAGTCAACTGATTAATGTTCGTGTTGACTGCTTCATTGATTGGACCCAAGAGGTGCCCGAATCCCATGTCTAGGAACGAGCCGTCTGGGTTGGGAATGAAGCCGAACTTCGTGTAGTAGCACTTAGCCTTGTACCCTACAATGATGTCGTTGCCCTTTTTGTCCTTTGCAGTCTTGATACCTTCAGCATCAAAACGGGCCTGAATACGCAGGACTTTACCTGAGTTACGCTCAAACCACACGATGTAGGGCTCCCGGCGATCATCGTCGTCGAGGTCTACCCATGTATGTTGTTCAATGATCTCATATGGTGTAGTGAAATCATTGTTGACATGCTGGTCTTGGCGCTCTTCTCCTTCTTGCTCTTCGGTACGGCCTACAGGCTCTCCGAGGTCTACGTCGAGGAAATAGCCACGCTGGACAAGCTCTTTCATCTTGATCTTGGTCATCAGATGGATCTCTGAATACCGCTCACAAGTCTCGATGGAACGTGCCCACTTGTCGATAATGAAGTTATCCCCGTAGACAAGGTGTGACACTACCTTCTCGCACGAGGGATCGTAATAGGTCTTCTTGTAGTTCTGGCCCGTCACTGCGTTCATAATCAGCATCCGGTCCATGTCTTCTTCCCACCAAGGCATGTCGTACGTGACCTGCCAGGACATGTAGGTGCCGATCCGGTCAGCCTTCTTGCGCTTTTCCCCGGAAGGATCTTTACCCCAGATACGGGTCTTGACTACCTTCTTGTCCGCAGGGACTAGGGCAGGATAGGCACGAGCCGAGAACTGGAGGGCAGCGGTAGAGATTAAGGGATACTTGATGTTGGACGCACCGGGCCATGGGAAGGTCTTCTCTTCCTTGATCTGACGAGCTAGCTTGGACCATGTGACGTTCTCGTTCAGCCATGTTTGCATGGACTGTTTGTCAGCGTCAAAGCCTTCCTTGCACTCAGTACCAATAGAGTTCAGACGTTCCTGGTCCTTCCCTTCTGCTAGATTCTTCTTCAGAAAGGAAACTTCCTGCTCGCGTTCCAGCTTCTCCTCTTCAGACTCTTCTTGCTCGGGTTCTGGAGGAGTAAGGGGAACTTGGGCAGGTTGAAATTGAGCGTCGCCCATCGGGTTAGTACCCGGTGATTGCGCTCCGCCCATCATGTTCATGCCTGTGGTTGCCATATTCTAGTTCATACTCCTCGTTTTCAGCTTCCTCGTCAGTGGGAGCCTCAACCATTTTGTCAAGTAGTTTTCCAAGATACGCGAAGGCGTCAACTTGGTCGTCTTTGGTTCCTCGCGGGAACTTGAGGATTTCGTCCTCAAATACCGGATACCAGTCTGAGTTCTTTTCGAACTTGACTGTCTTTGCCCGAAGGCGGCCCTGCATATTCTTGAAGCGTTGTACCTTGTCTTTACCCTCGTGAGATAGAGGAACAACCACAGGGAACTGCTGCCTGCGTTGGCACTCTTCCCTGAAGAATGGCCCCAGAGTTTGCAGAATCAGCATCTTTTCAATGCCGAATGCTTCTGGGCTGTAGTGGCTGTCTAAGGTGAAGATAAGGTCAAGGATTTCTTTTGAGTCTAGCCGTTCTCGGATGACTTGCTTAATGTGGATTATCCGATTCTCGTCTACACCTGCGACAACAAAAACTGTATAGTCTGCCCGTTGAGCTTCTGACACGGCAAGGTCAGCGGTTATATAATAGCGGAGACGCTTGGTTTTATCCTCGTCCGAGATAGTAAGGAGGTCATTCCGCTTTACCAGAGCTACTGACTCATCAATAGGCTCGTTTAACATTTCCTGTGAGTATACGTCAGACATGCCTGCTTCTGAGTATTCTCTGCGTAGCATCTGGAGCTTTTCTTGGGGCCAAGCTTCTACCCACAGAATCTCAGAAAAGTCCTCATTGTGGGCTCGCCATTTAATGGCTCTCCACATCTCCTTCCTACGTCCCGGCTCAAGCCACTCCTTAAGGCCATTCCTTCTGAATCGCTTATCCTGTCTCTTGGGCATCAGATTGTTTAGTACTGAGTCCTCATGGAGAACCGTACCCCACATCCGTAGTTTGCCTCTCTTAGACAGCATCGGAATCAATGCAGCCCGGAACCACCTCTTTAGCTTTGTCCGGCGATCTACGTTCATGACCAGTTCGTCGTTCTCAAGATCGTCTACGATTACCAGATCGGGGCGCTTGTTGTTCCACAACATTCCCCGTAGCTTCTGCTCGGCACCCTTGGCGATTACCCGGAAGGTAGCCCCATCCTCAAACTCGACAATGATGTCTGTCTGGGAATCCCGTATAAACGCTACTTCCCCCTTCTCGTTCTTCTTTAGTCCAAAAAGTTCGATTAGGTCTGTATTCGTCTGAAGTTCGGAGGCCATCTGCTGCACGAACATCGCAGCCTGTGTTTCAGTATCACTGACGATCGCACAGTACCTAGACTGGCGGAATAATAGCTCACAAAGTCCGTACGCAATAGTTCCCGCCGTTGTCTTTGCATGACGACGGGGGGCTGCTATGGCAATGAATTGATGGTCTGAACAGGCTTCTTCCCACAGTTCGTGATGGAAGTCTGGAGTTACTGCGGCATCATCAAAGCCTTTGGAGAGTACAGATTCTACAAATCCGTGAACTATTTCTGGGGTTAACTTCATGCAATATCAATTTTACGGCACATGGTTTTGTGCTTAATTCCTATTGTTGGGTCTTCTGACAGCATTTTAATAGTTGTGGCCTCCATCTGCTTGCAAGAGTCCCGATCTTTCATGTGGAACATCTCCAGAGTTGGGGGAGTGGTATTACCGATATAGAACACCACTAGGAACCACATTATCCGACTTTCCTACATTCAGCGATGAGAACCTTGGCCTGACCTTTGCCGTTCACTTCTACGCTCTTGACACCCTCAACCAGAGCCTCTTCACAGGCTTTACGAGTCTCGAAGGGTTCAACCATCGGGATGACTTGTCCCATGAAGTATACAATAATCAGACCAACAAATCCCATGTTACTTCCCCTTCTTCTTAGGTTTTGGCTTCCCTTTCGGGACTTGCTTGGCCTTCTTGCCACTGACAAGGGCCTTTGGAAAACTAGATGTAGAGATCATGTGTATGCTGAAGTTGGTGGTGTGAAATTAGCTGTCCAGACTGCCTGCCCTACGACAATTCGTAGTTCGTCCATAAAACTGTCTCCGGTAATTCCAAGAGTGCCAGTATCAGTTCCCCACCATGTCCAATCACCACTGCCCGAATAGATCGTTCCACTAACAGTACCAGTAGTACCACTCTGATTTCCGTTAATAAAGAATCTTAGATCAGAACCAGACTTAGTACAAGCAAAGTGATACCATGTATCTAAAGTTGGACTAAAAGTACCCCCCTGTATTGCAGTTGCATAAGAAGTACCATTTGTACTGTAATAAAAATATGGAATGCAGTCTGATGCCCCAGAACGTATAAATCCAAGGCGATGCTCTAGATTTGGAGAAGCTGACCCTTTATTGGAAACTATGGGGCTCCAATATCCAGTGCCCCCTCTATTTGCCCATCGAATCCAACAATCTACACAAAAATCCTGTCCAGCAAATTCTAAGTCACTACTGTCGGGGGCATCAAAATATGTAATAGAATTTGTAAAAGCACCAAAAGTGACATAGGTTGAACCCGCGCCAAACTTTGCTGTAGCACTAATTCCTACACTTTGGTGTTTCGTGACGGTTCTACCATAAATACTATAATCAAGTAAATTTTGACCACTATTAACAAGGGTGTCGGCATGGAGTAATAACTTTACTTGAGAGGGGGTAGGTCCGGTAGCTCCATAACTGAGCAAAATCTGGTTCATCATAAGGTGGTTAGAAATCCCCCACTTGAGAAACTTCCTCAGAGGTGGGGGATATATTTCCTTAGCTTAGGTTAACGGCGATAGTAGCCGGGACCTGGAGGATAACCTCTGGTACTGGCACACTGAAGTTAGCACTGACTGAGAGTGAAATCTCATTGCCAGCAGCGTCCAGGAGGACTGCCGACATTGCATAATCACCGGGAGCCACCTCAGTAAAGACTGAGAAGACTTCCGTGGTTTCTTGACTGATGCTGGTGCTGTCGTCAAGCTTGGTTAGGGTGAACTTAAAGTTTCCACCAACGGTGCCGGGTGGATAGGGCTGTGGTGATGTAGTGATAATGCCTTGTACGATTGCCATGATCTTCCTTATAAAGCGGTATATGTGATTGAACATAGGTCCCCTACCTCTCTTATAACAGCGCGGCCTCTGCCGCTCGCCTAATAACGAGTCCTGGTAGTTTCTTACCGCCACCAAAGACCCATTTCTGGATTTCTACTTTGGCACGCTCCCAGTCCCCAACATTGATTCTTTTGCGAAGTGTGGAACTTTGGTACCTGCCGGGTCCAAGGTTATATATAAATGAGGTTATGGCGATTTGCCGACGTTCTGGTTCATCGAACAGGATTGGGGAGAGGTTGTAGGCGTATTGCTCGAACCGCTGTAGATCCCTACGGAACCAGCCATCTGCTGTTTCTTTGGTGATCGGGGGAGCCCCTTTCCATACGAGTCTACCCCAACCCTGTGTCCAATAGCCAGCAGGACAGACGTAGGGCCAGATCATCCCTTCCTTCAGCCTGTGGCAACCCTCGAATCTTCCAATAAATTCATCGGCAGTCATTTGATCTTGTCGAACACTCTACCCATGAAGTAAAAGCCTAGAATACCTGAGAATAGGCCCATGTCCGTTTCATTCCAGATCTGGAGCAGGGTAGCGCCTTCGTAGAGCATTTGGAACTTGAGTCCAGCATACAACGAGAAGAAGGCATAGGTAATGACTGGGCGAACTGACATGTTCAACCCGTCGATCCACTTGTTTCCGGTTAACTGGAACTGACCTCTAAGAGCCTCTTGCAGGGCACCCACGGCATTTCCATAATTCGAGGAGTCTGCCTGTAGCTCAGCCATCCCCAACTGAGCGGAGTACTTGGCTTTGTCAGCCTCGAGACTGGCAGCCACCATCGCTAGTTCGTGAGCCCTTTCGTTGTTTCTGTCCATGAACTTCAGGACTTCTGGGACCATCCGAACCAACGGACCTAAAATACCACCTAAGAGGGCTTCCCACATGGTTGTTCCTTATTTCCAAAGATGCGGTCCCACCCATCTCGGTATTTGTCTGTGGGGACTGGAGTCTTCTGTTCCTTCCCCGTATGTTCATTCTGACTCATTTTCCTTGTTTCCTGCGAGCTTCCTTGGCGAGGTTGGCCTTTGCAGATACCACCCGTAGATTACTCCTAGCGTTAGTACCTCCAGAGGTGAGAGCCTTCTTATGATCCACATGCTTGGACTTAGGAAGATTGCCAGTAGTCTTTTCAACTTCCCTCCTAGCTGCGTGACGCATCACCCGATCTTTAAGCCTGTGGCGGGCTCTCTCGTTCTCCCACTCCAGTTCCTTCTTGTAGTCCCTTTTGCCATTGGTCATAAAAGGCACTGGTATCTCCTTATATTAGGCACCAAAGCGGACAGTTTGCCCGCCTTGGTGGTTCTTCATTACAGGACTGTCATGCCTTGTCCACCGCCTACTAGGTCAAGTTCATCTAAAGATAGTTCTACAACTTCAACTTCTGGGGCTTTTTGCTCCATTTCCTCTCCTTGGAAAAAGCGGCAACACGCCGCTAAAGGTTAAAGCTCTTCGTCCATCCGTTGTTTGCGAGTCCTGAGAGCCCTTGCTGCGCCAGCAGCCGCCCCGCCCCCGAGTAGGCCCGGAGTTGCTTTGGCTTCTGATGTGGTGGGTTTCTTCTCTTCCGAGTCCACCTTGATGGCCTCATTCACAGGACGATTCAGGGCACGAGCCAGTCGTTCCGTGGCCGTACCCGGATTGGTCTTATGTTCCCAGTTTGAGCGTCCGCTCATCTACCCCTCCCCACTTTTTTCGGTAACTTCTTGATCGAAGGTGTCTTCTTCGCCCACTTCTTCGCCATAGCTGGCTTTTGGGAGAACATCCACTTCGCCTGTGCTTTGCTCTTGAATGGCATCTTCCACCTCAATCCTTCTAACTCGCTTGGAAAACTTCTCAAAACTGGTAGCCAAGGCCAAAAGCCTGTCATTCACAGTCTGGAGACTCTGATTATCCTGTACCCTGTCCAATTCTTCTGACTTTTGGAGGAAGTCCG